CTCCAGCTCGTCTAAGTTCACGGTTGGCACATCGTTCCATTCGACGCCACTTTCCCTACCTTCAATCCACAGGCTTCCTGCCTGAAGGATTAGCTCACCATTGCGGCGGGCTAGTCGCCAGGCGGTGGGGGGGTAGGTAACCTTCGCTGCCGTTATTTGGCCTGTCCAGTTGACTTTAATCTCTTGGTTGTTCATGGCTGGGCCTCCAGTTCGTCGGAGATGCCTAAAATAACATCAAGAGCGTCCTTCCACCCATCAACATAATTTTGATGGGTGTAGGCAATGTTTTCAATGTGAGCCTTGGGATGCGCCTGATCCGCAGTAGCGCGGAGGGCGGCACCGAGGGGTTGACCCATATCCTCTAGAGGCCCCTGGGCTTCGTAGGCATCGTTCCAGGCGTCCCAGACAGCCTGCGCAGCGGGGGAAAGGTGGGTGGTCATCGGTCGGCCTCCAGTTTCAGCACGGCATCAATCAGCCGGTCTGCAAGCTCTACTGGCGTCATAGTTGAATAACCGTCATAAGCGCGAGAACACTTAATAAGCTGCTCAAACTTTTCCCGCAATTCCGCCACCCGCTCCACCAACCCCCCAACAGGCGCGACCGGCTCAGCAGCCAGGGCGGCGCGGGCGCGGGTGATCAGCGGGTCATTGTCAATCTCACCTTGCAAACAGTGTTGAAATGCCGAATGCTCAAGATTGTTCAGTAGATCAGCACACAAGGCGCGGAAGTCAGGGGTGGTCATTTTGCTTCTATGCGAAGATCAAGGAAAACTGCATCAAAAACTGAAACCTTCGGACCAGTGGTAAGTCGATTGAAAGCTGATGCTTCAAAGTAGGCTGGAACTACTGCAAATATTAAGAAAAAAGGTATGGAAATAAGTCCAATACTGATAATGGTGACGATAGCTGTTCCAACAGCTTGTGCCGCAGAGCTGTCGCTCCAGTGTTTCTTGGTCTGCATGTGCTTGTGTAGGGAAACGCAGCTACGGTTCGACTGCATGGCTATCATTGCTAATAGATTGCAAAAAGTCAAGCAAATCAAATATAAGACTTTCTTATACTTGGCTTTCTAAGCGAATCAGAAGTGAGCAACGATTGATAGCAAGTAACTCGATTTGCCGTAATTTTGTAACTCCCATACCTGTAAGCGAGGCAAGCTTTTTCCAAGACGTTGGTGGGTTGAGCATTCTTTCGGTAATAATAAACTTACTTATCTCGTCAAGATTGTTAATTGCTGTTTTCAGTGACTCAAGTTGAATTCTCTCCTCCGCATCTTCAATTGCATTGCTGGTTTGTTCATCGCATATAAAGTTAATCAATGCAACTGAGTCGTTATCCTGACCAGTAGGAGCATCAAGACTTACCTGAACCTTCGGAATGTTCATTGCAATTTCGACATCTTCAACTGATAGCTCGCAGTTTCTGGCAATTTCCTTGGTTGTTGGCGAACGCAAGTGCTTCTTTTCAAACTGTTCAATACTTTTCTTAATCTTGCTTAATGACTCCCTGACGTTGCAAGGGATTTTGATCGCAGATTCGCTGGAATGAATTCCTCTTTGTATAGCCTGCCTTATCCACCAATATGAATATGTACTCATTGCGTATCCAAGTTTAGGGTCAAACTTTTCTACCGCTCTTATGAGTCCCTTATTTCCTTCTTGTATCAAATCCATTAAGTCAAGTGTATTGCAAGAGCCAGAGTATTTTCTAGCAATGCCAATAACAAGTCTTAGATTACAGTTGACAAACTTTTGCCTCGCCCTTTTTCCGGCTTTTGCTATTTGTTTTTCTTCATCCGTATATTCGCTTTCTTCTTTATTGATACTTAGCCAAGCTTGTATCTGTGTACCTAGGCCAAGCTCCTGACTCTTGGTTAAGAGAGGGTATCTCCCGATTTCGTTGAGATACGCCTGCTCGTTCATGGTCAGCGAGGGTCCAAGGGAGAGTCCATACACCCATGATCCCACATGCCTCCCCAGACGGAAAGGTTAAGAGTTATACAATCGCCTCCATCCCTCAGCAATAAGACGACGCTGACCGTAAGAGACTGATGCCCTTGCAATTGACCTTAGATTTGCATCAATAGATGCGTTGGAATTCCAAGTGCTTTCAACAATTGAGTCGATTTCAGTATCTTCGATAAACTTAGGGTCATTCTTTTGGTTCATCTTCTACGAGATCATTGAGTGAGGGCAGGCAATACTTTCGCCCCTTTAGGACTTTCCCCTTGTTGTCTCTAATTGCTCTACCACTATCATCAAGCTTTGACATATTGCTGATAAATACCCTTTGCACAGCTTCGTCAAGATCCCACCCCATGTTTTCGGCTGCTTGATAGCAGACAAAGACAAGATCAGCAAGCTCCTTCAGGGCTTCAGCTTTACTCTCTGTGCTACCTGTATCAAGCGCAAAAAGAGCTTCAAGTGTTTCGCCGTACTCCTCTTGAATGAGATGAATCTGAAGATTAAATTGCTGAGATCCTTTTTCTCGATTGCTTTCAACTTCAAACGCTTGGCGCCACGCGGCAGCTTGTGATTGAAGGAGTCCCATGCTTTGTTAATTGCAGGTAAAAAGAAGCCCCATGTTGAAATGGGGCTTCCAGGCGATAGTAGCAAGGCTATCAGAGATCCATGTCTTCGCTTTCGGACTGATCCCCATTGGCGCCCTCGGACTCCACGAAGGGCGACAGGATGACCCGGTTGCCTTCCACTACTACAGACACCTTGGAACCGGGCTCGTAGCCCGCTTGAGCGGTGTAGCGGACGCCAACGACACAGTTGCCGGTGCCGCCAACGGTGATCGCCTGAGCGCGGTTGCGGCGAGGGGCGTAGACACGCTTGCTCGGGGCGATGGTGATACCACGGGAAGTCTCAGCGACAACCTTGTAGTATTCCTGCGTTTGAATGTTGGTCTTCGTTTCGCCAGTTTCAGTGTCAGTGATCTTGGTGAAATAACCAGCACCAAGCGCCAGCTCTTCGGCGGTTTTACCAGCCGTAGCGTTTGTATCGGTGTAAGCGAGAAGCTCCTGGCCCGTCAAACGAGTACCAGACTCACGGGTTTTGGTAGACCGCTTTTTGGAGTCGGTAGCTTCGGCGATAACTTCGGACATGTTTTCGGGGGAATTGGTTTCGACGGTGGATTCGCTGGCAGTGTCAGCGGTACGGCGTTTGGTTGCCATTGGGCTTCCTTGTTGGCCTATGAAAGATAACACACTTACGGGCAGCTTGCAAGCAGTCAGCCGGAAATCGGCTTGTGTCCAGGCAGCCTGACATCGTTTGCCGCTGTAACGGCGACCGCAAGAGCTGCCCAAGCGTGGCTTTTGACTCCATAAAGCGGGCCAGGGCTGCCTTTTGTGCCGACAACACCTATCGAGTCGATTAAAGATTGTCGAATGTTTGTATCTTTTGCCTTCGCTGTTCCGCAAACAAATACCTTAACGCTGTTCCTATAGATCAGTTCAACTGAAGTATTTGGGGCAAAAATGTTAACACGCTCTACAAATTTTCCAATCTCTACGCATGTATTGAATACGGATGCACCAACAGCCATACCATAGGAAGCAATCATTTCTATTGCTACATGAGTAGATCCATCTATTAGTGATTCTCTGATTTCTTCATTTAGTTCATGGCCGGAATTTATTACGCGACTGCCATCCCATATCACATAGCCAGATTTTTCCGGCCCTGGATCAATCGCTAGAAGTCTCATCACTCGCCTCAGATTCCTTGTATAGCTCGATAAGCCTAGCGATCAATGCTTTCCTGTGCAAGGAGTCCAGGCGAACATGAAGCCTGTTTGCAATTTGATGAACCTGATGAACTGTTGGCCTTGAGTAAAGTTCAAGCTTGATTGTCTTTACCGACTCTTTTATTCCTTCTTTATCGCAGCATTCTATAACATCTTTGTATTTGCGTCCAGGCCCAATCTGACAAAGTAGTTCAGGGTTGTGCGTATAAAGACCTTCGGCTAAATGAAACTGCTTCCACCTCTCGTTTCTATTCTTTGCGTATTTCTTGAATATCGTAAGCCTTAGCCTTTTGTATTCAAAGTATTCTGCTGGGAAGTCGAATATATCGTCTTGGTCCCTGAGCCATTTAATAAACTTAAAGGCATACTGGCTTTGCGATTTATCCTTTACCGCCGCTTTTGTGCAATTTGCAAGAAACTGGTTGAGGTCTGGACGCTTTACCCCGAGTCCGTAGCTTGAATTGAAAAAGAAATCTTTTATCCCAGATAACTTTACCTCTCTATTCCCAAACGTTTTATACCCAAGATATACCTCGTTACTCATTATTTTACACATAGTCACAAAAAATGGTTCTGAATATTGTCCATTGATGATGGCGCCAAGGTGTAGTCTTGCATCAGCTACAAGTCTTGCACCATAAAACTCATCAGTTCTATCATTTAACATTACTTGCCTTCGGCTTGCTTAGCTAAGGATACAAGAAAGCCACCCATTTTACAGGGCGGCTTTCAGGTCTTGGACTCACAGGATGCCTTGACGAGGCCCACTGTCTGCGGAGACAGACTGGAACCACCTCGCTCCCTGATAAGACTCCTGATTCTGGCGTCGTTGAAGGGTAGCAATGTCAGACTTGCCATTATTGCAGCACTGCAAATACTGCACCTACATCTACCGCATGGCCCGAGCAGTAGCAACGTTGACGCTGGAGAGGCTTCCAGGCCAAGAATTACTTACTTAAAAAGGAATGTCATCATCATCTTCAACCTTCTCCACCTTAGGTCTTGCCGCTGGCTTCGGTGCTTGTGAATAGCTCTCTTCACCATCAAGACGTTCAGGGAAGGAGAAATCAGAAACATCCATGAAAAAGCTGGAATACTCTGTTCCATCTTTCTTGGTCTTGTTGGTAACAGCTTTTACGCTACCAGTCACAGAAACTTGTCGTCCATCCTGCATGTACTTTTCCGCAACCTCAATCTTCTTGCCATAAAAGTAGCAATTGAAGAAGTGAGACTGCTTGCCGCATTTAACACGGAGACTCAAAGCGCCACGTTTGCCGTAGTCGTTTTGTTCAACTTTTACCTCTCCTGTGACGTAACCAGTGATTGCTACAGAAAACATGGTTGAATCAATCGTGGGAACTTAGTATCTTGAATAGAGTAATAAGCTTTCAAGCGTTCGATGAACTCTTGCGCTGCAGCTTTTAACTCTTGCTTTGACAAAACGTGAAGCTGAGGCTCACGCCAGTCGTAGCAAACGCATATTACTCCCTGCTCGATCTCATTGTCAAGCTCTCCACGCTTTACGGCGAGATTGTGCATCAGAGCGTAAGCGCCAAGTTGAACGAACGCTTCCTTGTAATGCGACTTGGCTTTAACTTTTTTTCTTTCATTTTCATGCTCGTCCAAGTCCTTGTATGATCTCACACTCTTCCAGTCCCATATTGAATATCTTGGCGGAAGAGTAGTCTTTTGCTTTTTGTCTGGTGCAGCAAAAAATAATCTTAAGTCTGCAGTACCAGCGCAACCTAAATGACAAAACAACTCCTGCTCCATCAACAAGTGATCGTGAATTTGATAATCGCCATCAACCTCTGAGCCATTCTGTTTTTTAAGATCCTCAAGCAGTGGAAATAGATAAGCAATATACTCGTGAATATTATGTGTGATAATTTCATCCATAGTTGGCGACTCAAGTTTTTTCTTTTCGTCGCTGAAAATATCAACTCCAAAAAAAGACTCTATCTCAGCATGTAAGATGGTTCCCCTTCGCTGAGAAGATTGCATTATCTCCTGCCAATCTGGCTCTTTACTTCGCCATATATCAAGTCCTTTTACTCTGTCTGGATGAAAAAGCTCTAACGTACTGCCAAGCACAGTGCTAACAGATACATATTCGTGGTCATCTTTTTCATAAAACCCGCTGTTAGGGTGTGCCATTTTTATTGCTCATGGAATAATACATGCAGAGATTTGTAATGCACTTAACAAGCACTCACCGTGTTGGCAGGTTCCATCGTAAGTGTGTCCTGTTATTTGTCCGTATCCGTTGCGAAAAGATACGTCTTTCAGTGAAATCCAGACACCATCCACAAGAAAGCTTGCAAATGGAACTGGCTTCTGAAATGTACTTTGCAAGGTGTTACCATCAATCATCACCAAAAGCCTCATTAGCAGCGTTCTCCAGTTCGTCAATAGAACTCGTTCCGCTAATCTTATCCTTTACTGGGGCTTGGATAACTTGCGTTCCTTTACTGTTCTTGCCTTCGTTGAACATTTTTACATGTTCAGGACCGACAGCCTTCAGTAGTGCCGCAACCTTCAGTGCTGGAATTTCTTCAACGCTGTCCGATTCGGTAATTGCAAGAACGGTCTTCATCCCGTACTTAGTAATGCCGAGTTCAGTTAGCTTGGCCACTAAGCTGGCGGCATCCGTGACCAGTCCTTTCTCTACGGGCTTTGCGACTTCTTTCACTACTGGCCCTGGCGCCTTCCTTGCAGCCTGCGGCTCTTTGTCATCACTACCAAGTACAGCGTCAAGTGCATCATGCTCAACAATCTCCATTGCGGTTACCCAAAGGTAACGGCGAAGATAGGTTTGTACTGCGCCAAGGTTTTGAATTTCGTGAGCGCCTTTGAGCGCTGCACTACTCATCGGGCTACAAATTTCAATCAAGTCATCTGGATCTTCAGAATTAAAGATTGTGAGTGTCGCCTGTTCCATTCCATAGGAGACGACGCCGCAGATACCAACCTCGGAAAAGATTTCCTGAACTGTAGGCAGGAAGTCTGCAAGTTCAAAGTAGCTGTATCCTGCAAACTTGTTTTTACCAGTCTTTGTGAGCTTGCGGGACTGGAGCATGATGCGGGCTTGCATCAGTTTTTGGTGAACAGACATGCCGTGATGGGTGTTGACAAGCTGCAAGGTAGCATGACCTAGCACAAGCCGTCAAGCCTTTACCTGCAATGCCAACACGCGCCTCAACCTCTCTCAACAGGATCTTGCGAGTAACAGTAAATCTCCTGTTTGAAAAAGGTGAAAGTGTTCAGGCGATAGCAAACTTCATGCAAGGCTTCATTGACAGAAGAATGATTCAGGAGTGGTATGAGAAATATTGCGAGATAAACGGACTCGCAACTGATACAAACTCAGACAACAAGAACATGACCAGGAGGATACCAGTTGCACCTATTGATTTTGAAAAAGTAACCTTAGATGAACTTGAAAGCAAAAAAGAATGCCATTGGGATGACTTTTAAAGAGTTTCGTTTCGCCCCAGTTTTGTTTTTTTCTTTTTGCTTTTCTTAATTTCTTTTTCAATTTCCTTCGGCTTTTGTTTTGGATTGTTCAAGATGTGAATAAAGATTTCCGCGTATCCAGGTGGTTCAAGTTCTGGATGCAAAGTAAAAATTGCAGTCCAATCTGGTAATGGTTTGAACGGTTGCTGGTTATCTTGCATTTACTTTTAGTGATAGCAATGGATAGGGGTTGAGCTACGTGGCCAGCAGGAGGCCCTGGAAGGCCATTGAAACAGTTTGCCGTGGAATGACAGCGGGATGACCCTAACGGCACCTTCCTGCGGCAGCTACGGGCCTCTCATGTCGCTTTGATCTGGGTTGGGGGAGGCGAAGAAAAATCTCTCAAACTCATAAATGCTGTTTAGCTTTTGCCGCATATCTCTTGTAACCTCAATGACGGTCTTTATCTGCTGCAGATAATCAATTATATGACGCTTATTTGCCGTTGCATGTTCAACCAGTTCCGTAAGTAAAGAGATCGCAGCTTTAACGGTATTCTTGTTTGCGTAAAACTGATTGGCTGTCATTTCGTAAAATGTTTCATCATCAGCAATATGGTTGATAAGTTTAATAGTGCTGGAATACTTTGCCATAAAAATACGAGTTATCTTAACGCATTGCCTTCTGTATGCAATCTTATCCTCATAGGGTAAGAACCTATAGTCAAAGTCATCTACAAGCGCAAAGCAAAACGAGTTACCAGCAAATCCAGATACCTGAGAACAAAGCGCATATGTCCTTTGTTCTATTTTAATCCTATCGCCAATCTTTACGTGACCAGGAGGCGAGAATGAATTTCCTACATAGCAAAGAATGAAATCATCATTCCATCTACATTTATCATCTTTGTCTCTATCGCAGACTGGACATGGAGTACGGCGTGAAGAGTGTTTCATAATTACAATGTGCTCGCTGAGTCAAGCATTGCATAATGGGGCGCAGCAAAAATTGCATTACATGTTCCTGTTGGTCCTTGTCTGTTTTTCGCAATTGCATATTCATAGCTCATTTGGTCAGTGCCTTTGTCGTAGTAGTAAGGCCAGAAGTTCATAATTACAACGTCTGCATCTTCTTCAATTCTTCCTGATTCACGAAGGTCAGACAGTTGCGGCCTTTTGTTATCTCTCATTTCAACACTACGATTGAGCTGGCAAACTGCAAGAATATCTACACCAGTCTGTAGTGCAACAGTTTTTAAGCGCCTAGTTGCCTTGCCAACTGCAAGTGCCCTATTTTCACTTGAAACCTTTTCAGAGTCAAGATCAAGTAGCGTAAGGTAATCAATAACAACAAGACCAAGACTCTTATTCCTACGCTTTTCTGTTTTGATTCTTGAAACAAGCTGATCCGGTGTAACTTCATAAGTGTTGGCGAAGATTATATTAGCTGCAATTGAATCAAGGTCAATGTCGTTAATCCTTTTCGCATCACTCTTGCTTATTTCTTGTCGAATAATATGCCCGTAAGATAGTGGCACCCTTAGCTCACTTGGAAGCACATTATCATTGGCGATACAATTAAGGTAGTCAAGACAGGAAATCATTCTATCGCTAACTTCCTTTTCTGACATTTCAAGTGTATAGTACAAAACTTTTGTATCCTTGCTAGCAACATCTAAAGCAAGATTCATTGCCCATGTACTTTTGCCGCTTCCTGGACGACCTGCAACTACGATGAGCCTTCCTTTATCTGCAGACTCTGGATGACGTATTCCACCACCAAGGCAATGGTTAAGTCCTGACAGCCTTGTTTTGAGTACACGCTTTAATAGCTTTGGGCCTGTCAAGATTTCTCTTGATGTAAGTAACGGATGCTGTTCTGTTTTTTGAAACCGTTGGCCTTCAAGCAATTCGGCGGCATGTACGATATTTGCAAGAGCAGTTCCTGTTTCCTTCTGGTTGCATGTAGCTTTTATTAGCTCTAGTGATTTCTCAAGGTGTTTCTTTACGAGCTTCCTGGAAATCTGTGATGCCCAGATTGGCATAACCTTAAACCTCCACGCATCAATATCATTTTCAATTGGGTATCCAGTAATTTCAACTACATAGCTTTCTGCTGTTGCAAGCTCACACCCAGCAATCTTCTTAAGGCGAGACGAGAATGTAATATCATTTATCGGCGCCTGACTAAAGTTTGCAAATTCATCATGCAGGCATTTATATGCACACCTGTTAAATATATCAGAAAACATTTCTTCCGATTTAACAAGATCCATGAATTCACAGATCCAGTCATTGTTGCCAACGTTAAAAGAAAAGTAATTGTATGCGACAGCAAGAAAATGTTTTTCAATTTCAATTGACGTTTCGGCTGATTCAAATAAGGCGAGGTCAAGGAGTGTCATGGTTTTGTGTGTTTGTTGTTAAACTAAATCTTCTGCAAATGTAGCAGATATTTGTGGTAGCTGCCTAGTAGCGTTGCGTAAGTTATTACCTTGCTGGTTTTTCATTCCAAATCTCTGCCAGTTTTCGTAGGTGATAGATGTCCACCTTTTTTCTCCGCTCTCCGATCTTTTAATTGCTGCTTCAAGCTGAGACTTTACAGAATCTGTTCCGCCAAACTTATCTTGCTTTATTTTCAGTAGCTCATGTATTTGGCCTTCAAATGCTCGCCTTGTTTTCTGTCCTCCTTTGTGCTTATTAAAGAACAAGCAGATCAGCTCAGAGATACTTTGTAGCTCACTTGGGATCGCCTCTGGGCTTGCCCCTTGCCACTTGCTCCCCCCTGAGGCCGCAGGCTGGTGGGGGGATATAGGGGGGTTTTTAGAGTTATTAGAGTAATAAGGAGTTAGTGCAAGACCTGCACTCAGGTCGCCACCTTCGCTGAGTGCTGAATCTGCACCTAGGGACTCCTCTTGGTCGCCCCTTGTCGGTGGCTCAAGGTTCCATATCTTCAATGTATAGACATTGCACGATCTTTTACCATCAACATATTTTGAATGCTTTTCGACTAACTGCTTGTCTTGCAACAGTTGCACTGTATCTATTATTGTTCGTTTTCCAAGTGAAGTCATCTTTGAAAGTGTTTCAAGATTTGCTTCTACAGTCGATTCATTTCTCATTCCATCAGCAAAAGCCTGAAGAACAAGAATCAGTAGCATCTCATTTCTTGAGATCCACTCTGGTTCACTGAATTGCTTTTTAAGTATCCATGTAGGAAATCCAACGAATGGATAAAAGCTTTTGAATTCACTAGCCATCTGGTGTGGTTGAGGTTGGGTTACCTTTTACTTGCTCGATAATCTCCTGGCCTATTCTCATCGCCAATGCTTGTTGCTTGCAAATTCTTTTATGACCTGCATTATCACCCCTTGCAATCATGCTAAGCTTTAGCGTTGCAAGGGCAATAATGCTATGTTCTATTTCCAGTGATTTACTTAGTTGCGCCTCGGTCATAATCTTGCGTATCCCCTGGAGTCCTATTGCTATCTGGATTGGGTCCAAATCTTCTTGCAATATCTCCGATGATTTCATTGATCTCAACGTCAGCGGTTGAAAGGATTTTCTTCATGTCGTAGTGAAACTTGAATTCTCTCTGATCAAGAGAATCTATTTCCTGTTCGATCCTTCCTTGCGCCACTGATCCATCAACTTCAAGTGTCATATCAATCATTAGCTTGTTGCGCTTCTCTTTTATCTCTTGCACAAGTATTTTGTGCCTAGTTTTTGTGTTGAGAATAATCTCCTTTACTCTTGTAGCTTTGTGCAAAAGTTCCTGTAGCTCGTTGTCGCTTGTCATTTTTTTGTGTGTGTGTTGTGACGAATAGATCCGAGATTGCAGCAGCTTTTGTACTATTTAATTATACTCATCCTCCTCGCCAGTGTCTTCATTTTGTTTTTCGGGATTGACGAATTCTGCAATTAAGGCAGCATAGAAATGATCACGAATGCCGGATAGCGCGGCAAATTCATACTCAGCTCGCTCTGGCCCCCACTTCCCAAGCTCTCTATCTAATGTAAGTAATTCATTCCATTCATTCCATGGTAAATATCTTCGCTTCGCCGCCCACATTAAGTCTGAGTGCCTTAGCTTATTTGCTCTCTTTTGTTCTTTTGATGTTCTTTGTGGCTTACCTAATGGGAAAAAGTTTGTCATAGAGAAATAGGAAGTTGCTTTCTATTGTGATCACCGGCAAGCATTTGAATGTTTTTGGTGGAAAGATGAATTTGAGGAAGAAGCCAAAAGTCGCTATCGGTCATTAAGCTTTTACATTTCCAATGAGGAAAAGAAAGTTCAACTTTCTCGATCAGCTCAAACTGCATGTCACCATGCCAGCGAGCATAAACAATGTCGTGTGGGTTCAGTTGCGTTTGTGCCACGTTTCAGGAGTGTCGTGCCGCATATAAGTAGCACATCGGCTAGGCACTGTCAAGCAACTCGACTAAAAGTCATCCCACTCGCCTTCATTCTGATCATTCTTGTATTCAATTATTCGTTCTGGGAAATCACGCATTTCATATAATTTTACATTAAGCTTCCACATTGCAGATAGCAGCTCGTTTTGCTTTTTACGAAGTATTTTAATTGTAGAATCATCTACAGATAAAAAGCTTCCCCCAAGCTTTGATAGAAGATTTTCCCCCTGTTGCGATGCTTGCTTTATTGATTTATTAAACAGTTCAACCAGCTCGCCGATAGACTTCTTCTCGTCTTCCGATGGCCTGATCCCTTGCATTTGGCTTTTGCTTGCGAATGTGCAACTCTATAGCATCTGGGTACATGGATTCAACAGCACTCAAAGCCACCGCTGCGCTCTGACAGGTCATCTGTCCCGAGACTACGGTTTCAGGCAGGGTTGCTATGAACAGAAAGCGATCCATGGTTCCGCCGATTTACTAGGGGTTGGCGCTACGGTATCATCTACTTAGTAAATCAGCAACACCTGTTTTGCCACAGGCGATACACAAACCGTTCAAGCATCTGATCAAGCTGGCGCCAGAGGGTTTCACGCCACGGGCACCACGGCAGAGAAGACACTCTTCAATGGCCTGGAAGGAACGTGCAATTGGATTGATGAGGATGAAGTTTTACTTTCAAGTAATTAAGGCAAATGCAAAAGTAAAGCAAAGGTGGTGGAGCAATTATTGCATTAAAAGAATTGGCGTTCCAACTGAAAAAGAGTTCCTATGCCAGGAGACGTTTTATGTTGCAAGTATGTCAACTAAGCAAGATGCTGCAAAATTTAGGTCGTATTGGTACTGGTGCAAGAGAAAGTCGATAGATATACTTGCTTGGCTTTTGAAGTTAGATGAAAGTGACTATTCATGGAAGTTGCATGTTCACCTGAGAGAGCTTATAGTGACTCGCAGGCCGATCCTTTCGGAGGTCAAGAGATATGAGGCCAAGACAGCCGAAGAAATTGCATTACAAGTATTCGGAAAGTGGAAACCTTCTGTTTACTGAGACGCAAACTAAAAGAAGATTTGCGCTTTGCAAGGAAGCACTTACAAATAGTAAGAGCTACACACTGCGAATCAAGGATATTTATTCAAGCTTATTCAATGCTGAAGAGAACGCTATTCCAGAAGCCGACAAGGTTTATCTATTTACTCAGAGATACTTTGAGCTTAGTGAAATGGCGTGGGGGGGGAAGTATATTGACTACGAAACATTTACTGCGCCAGAAGGTGCATTCTTTCCTTTTGTTCGCACAAGATTCAGATCGCATCAACCAATTGACGAAGGTTGCATATGGATTGGAAATGTTTCTGAGTTTCCATTGATTTACGTCAGCAACAGTATCGCAAAGTGGGTATGTCCATATTCAAGAGGTGGCTTTGTTAGGACGGAACCATTTCTCCCAATGGCAGAAGCCAGGAAGATATTGCCAAGACTTATGAATAAAGTAATATACCCTGACCTTGATGCAACAGTTTTCTAGGCTTTGTAGTTTCACTTGACGTACCATTACTAAGCTGCTATAATGAACGAGTCTTCACCAGACTGTATGCAACTAACCTCGCAACAAGAAACATGCAAGATAGTTTCTTGCGTGCAAACACTTCACGAATGGATGTGCTTTGAAAGTGAAAACACTGTTAGGCACAACTGGACTGATGTTGCAATCCATGATCGCAGGATCATAGATGAAATGCAGCCAGGAGACACCAGGCTCTGGGTTATCTGGGAGCTTGGAAGCTTGTTTCTACCTATGTATTGCAAGCTAAGTGAAGAGTCTCAACTAAAGGAAGACTACAAGCTTACTTCAGTTGAAATTTACATGCTACGCTTTTTCAAGGAGGATCAATTTGCAACAGCCCAAACAAGAGTGCTTATGGATGCAAAAGTCAACTGTAAGTATTACTTCATTATTAAGGGCACTAACGATTACAATTCTCTTATCTGCCCAACTACTTTTCATTCTGTCGTGGATCTTGTGTTCTGCGGCAAAGCAAATCTGTTTACCTGAATCACATTTACTAATCAAATGAAAATCCAAAGCGAGTTTTACCTTGAAGAACTGCTCTGCATTATGCGGGGGATCAATCTTCAGATTGAGGAGAACGGAAGAGGCATTGTCCGTGCAAACAGAATGCACACAATTCTTTCATTCCTGACACCATGGAACAAACGTCAGCTTGACGAAAATCTGTTCAGTCTTGCAATGGAATCCATTAGACTTACCGGCGTATTAAGTAATACGCAAGCTAAGATCATGGAAAG